CTAATAGCAGAAGTTTCATCAAGTCCTACAAGCCTGTCGGCTTGTGCTTCAAGAGTCTTTTCGATTTCAATCGAGCCAGTAGGGGGAGGGGGTGTTGGAGCAAAGTCCAGATCTCCCTTACGGCGATACGGAATCATACGTCCTGGACCCCAATCTGTAGGAGCCTGTCCTACCGGGTGCAGGATCGGAGGTAAAGTTGCGATGCTGTTGCGATCAACTCGTGAGTCGCGCTCAACCTTGACTTGGTTCTGGATACCACGAAGGATGTCCGGAATAGTCATTGCGTCATACAGACGCTTGCTGTCCTCGGACAGCTTGGTTACCACAACTGGATAGTCCTCGTATCCATTCAGTAGTTCAAACTTTGCATACCCAGGAGCTTCGTTGTTTCCGCTGAACTGGCGATGGAATACTGTGCAGTAAATTCCTTCTGCGCCATCCTCTGGATCAACCAAGCGTTGGTATCCGTATACAAGCTCGATGAGTTCATCAGCCTCGTATGCGTTGTCGGTCAAGCTCGTAGAGCGGCGACCTTCTTGCTCGCGCTCAATACTATCAATGTTTACTCCACGGTAATGTTTGATAACGTAGTCAACAAAATCTGCATCCCACCCATCGGTGGAGACTTTGTTTTCGAGTTCCTGGGGTGTGAAGTAAGTCCTCCAGAAACAATACGGAGCGCGTTGTGGATCAGTTACGTATGATGGGAAAAAGAAATCCCCATCGGGTGCAAGTGTCTTTACTTCGGGTGCGTCAATTTGGCGGCGCACAACGGGTAGTTTAGCTTTTCCGGTCTTGCGTAATTGTTTAAGTGCGGATTTAGCTCTACGGGTCGTGACGCCGTTAAAAGTTTTTTGGACTAGTTCAACTAGTTCTTCATCTTGGTCACCGCTTTGAATAAGCTGGGCAATCTCTGGAGCAATCTGGCTAATCTGATTGATGTCGAGTTCCTGCAGGAATGTACGATCCTCCCTGTGCCATCCTACGTAGCTAATAAGAATGCCACGCTCAAGCAGGTAGTTTGCCCCAAGTTCCATCTCGCGTTGGTAGCGAGTGATGTATCCAGAGCTAACCATCCATTTAAGGAAGCTAGATACCAGTTTGGCTCTACCAATGTCGCTGACTTCCGTGGGGAATGCGCGAACGTTGGCTCGGTTCAATGAAGCTACAAACAGGGATACTAAACGAGTAATGCGTTCATCAATAACGTGGCTCTCCATATCGGATGCTCCCTCCCAGGGGAATGCGTCCGCGCCGTGCTTACGGTGGTCACGGCTCTTGCCGGGCCACCAATTACGGCGATCATCATAACTGGTACGGCACAAATCAAAATATGATTCTAATTCCGTTACCGTTTCATCGTATGCGTGGCGAAGCGTCTCAACGCTTGGCTTCTTCTCGACATATGTTAATGCCTTGGAAATTGTTTCGTTTTCCATAAATTCTTCTAATATATCATACTGGACAATGTTTTATCGGCGAATGGGTGGTTTGATCCATTGGTACTTCGGATCATCGCCAACGTTATCGGACTCGAAGTAAATCACCTTTGATGTAAGTTTACCAGATAGGGCAAGCGGAATCTGGACTTTGAACATCTTGTAGGAGTCCTGTGTCTTTACCAAAACGTACTTGGGGTTCGGGGCTTGTCGTATTACTACACCTCGGTAAATGCTCATCATAGGGATTAGGTTCTCGATTATGATCTGACCCTCCTCCGTGATCCATAGGTTCTTCCCCTTACCGGTCACCATTTTCTCTTCGAGATTGTTTAAAACAATATCGTGTACATAATCAAACGTAACGCCGTATTCCTTGGCTAACGCGGTTAGTCTTTTTTTTGCCATATCAGTATCCTCCTCTGTTGTTTAGTGTGGTTTGCATTGAACCTTGTTTAAAGAAATCTGGACCCTCTCCGTTGTTGGACATACGCAGATACCGTATGACATCGAAGAAGTCCTTGAGTGCTTCGTCCATTTTTCCGCTTGAGTTATAATTGATTAAACTATCAATCAAGTTACCGCAGGAGCTATGTATGTAGCACATCGGGCGGTTGGCTTCATCAATCCCGACATTGGGATTATAGGTGAACCAGTCGTCAAGGGCAGCTATGCCCTGCTCCTCCATTACCCCGCTTGATGGAATAAAGCTCACCCCGAAGTCATAGAAGGCTGCAAACAGATCATCGTTGTTCTCATTCTCACGCGCAAAGAACCTGGAGTCACCAATCCTTTCGGTAACCGTTATACCAAGCTCTTCCTCTATTTCCTTGAATAATTCGCAGTATCCTTCCACGTTTAGTCCTATCTTCTTTGATGCTGGACCGTATTTCCATTTGGGATCCCCGAACAATGCCCACTCGCCATAGGTGTCCCGGTCGGGCCATTCCCGGCGGATGAACACTTCGCCCCTCTCATTTACCCCAGCCCATATCATTGTATAGTTCCTCGCGCCAGCGGGGTCAACCACTTGATACCAGGTGAGCTTACTCTTGTCCGATATGTCTGGGAACGTCATACCGTATTTGTTTGGAACGTCCGACAGGACGTTTACCTCTGTGTTAAAGAATGGTAGCAGGGAGTTGGCTGACTTTACAGGAAGCCCATATGCTCGAACCTTAATCTCGTCCTCTGGTCTGCCTTTCAGATCCTTTGCAATACGATCGTAGCCACCGAATGGATTCTCATCGGAGTGCAGATAAATAACGCCAGCATCCCTTGATGGACTGTATTGAACAACCGGAATGGGCTTGTTGCGTAGAAGTTCAGCGGGTCGTGTCTCCAGCGTCTCTGCGTTCTTTAGGTACTCCGCAATGAAAGGAGTGTATCCATCAATCGGCGTAAAGCCGATTATCATCTTACTGTTGCGGGTAGCCAGACGGAAGCGGAGGGTGTTAACCAATGCAGCATCACCCAAGTATTCATCCAGCCAAGCACCGATGTTTAGTCCTTTGGGATTTTTGAATCCGAACTCAAAGCCCTCAAGAATAGTCTGATTATTACTGAACTGCGTATATGTCTTAAAATCGACACGAGTTCTAGTGTCAGGAAAAATAAACGAAGAGCCAGTAAAACCATTTTGCATTGAGTAGTTAATGTATCCATCAATGCTTTTGGTTTTGCGCTTGAACTCCTTGGGCATCATTTCCCATACCGCAGCCTGTTGGACCTTTACTGATGTATCAGCATTCTGGGAAAAGCAAACAATATGCCCATCGTTATTCTCGATTACTGATTGCATTATCATTTTAGCGCAACCAGTTGTCTTTCCAGAACGATTGCCCCCCAGGGCAAGACATTCGTTTAGATCCTGTAGGGATGATCGCATTCTATCCCATCCCGGCAGATCAAATCCGTGGCGGACTGGATCCTCCAAGGATGCCTTGATACGACCCTCGTGGGCTGTGTACAGATCCTTGAGTAGCTGTGAATCAAGTTCACCCAAAGATATAATCTCCTCGTCAGTAGGAGATGGCAGTAATGGGTGTTCTGTAAACTTTAGTTCCATTGCGCTTCTACAATGTGCGATTTACGTATTGAGGTTCAGTATTCAGTAGTTTAAACCTTCTTGCGGTTAACACGCACGTTAACTTTTGGATCACCGGGTTTCTTGCTCCAGTCGATGCTATCGTAGTTCTTGGATTGCTTTTCAGCATTATGTCCCTTTCGGGGTGCGCAGCCTTTACCCATTATTCATCCTCCTCGTCTTCGTCAAACCAGCATACTTCCAGATCCGATAACTCGGACTCCATCTCGCTTGATGTTTCTTTCAGAAGCATTCTGCCGATTCGTACATTGTTGTAGTCATAGTATAAGTCTCCTTCATCGTCCATTACGATGAACATATACTGTTCAAAGTGTTCTGACATTATTGCCTTGATCTGGGCATAGACATCATCCATCTCATCCAGCTTCCTGGACTTGCCGTTATGTGCATCACTCATTGGGTTCCTCCACTTCTATTACGTCAGCACGTTTCATTGCTTCGAGACGAGCCTTGGCGGCAGCCAAGGTTTCCTCGTAGTCCTGTTGCGTGATGACTTGTCTGTCTTCGGTTATGGAACTAGCTTCACCTCGTGAAGTCATTGCCTCACGAAATGAATTTGCCTTTGCTATGGATAGTTCCTTGAGATCGCGGAAGCTGACTTCCATTTCTGGATCAGTCTCCATCCGGTCGCGAACCTTATCAATCAGATCCTCCTCCAGGGAGGATATGTTCATATAGTTCTTCGCGGAGATCTTCCCCGCAACGTCCCGGAGTTTGCCGAGGTGGTCGGCGTAGTCCACCAGTATGTTCAGTACCGTCTGCCGGGAGTAGCCGTATTTCCTTACCAGAGCCGTCTGGCTCGTACCCTTGCTGTAGAGATACAGTAGCTTGGCTACCTTTTCGGGGTTGTACACCGATAGGCTCTTGATCTGACTTAACTGCTTTACCTCTACGACATCCGCAATAGCGGATGATATCTCCTCCATAAGCTCCTCTTTGTCATCGACAGGTGTGTCCATAAGCAGACCTAATACTGACTATTAGCAGATGTCAACACCTATTTTTGACTTTATCCGCACTTGACAGATATAGGTTGGCGGGTATGGTATCATACTATCACATAGTCCAGGAAGTAAACCTCAATGCAGGTGAAAACGATTTCCGGGGATAGCCACCCGAAGGACAGTAAACTACACGGCACTACGGTCGGAGTCATTGCGTCTTGGGAACAAGGGGCAACCGCACGTAGTATAGGTTGACCCCTCTGAAGATAGCGTGAAGGGGGTTCTAAAATAACGCCTGTAGCTGATGGATTACTCTTCGATAATACCTAGTCCGTTCTTCCCCGAACTATGCTATAGTTGCTTCGCTTGACGGCGAAGCTGTATCCGCAGATAACCACGCACTAGATAGAAGCCACGCAGCCTGGGGGCTGGTGGCGTATACCGCCCTTGAGTAGGAATTTTTTTAAAGCCCAGTTTATGTATATATAAATTGAAATGCAAATTTTTTCTGACCCCCTCCACCCCTCTCCGAGCGATTAGCGTTGCTAATACTGATTGCGACTGGACCTGCGGGCTGGCTAAACAGATTTCGCGCTTTCGTGCGAGCTTTATTTTAATTTTCTTTTGAGTGAATATATTTGGGGCATCAAATCAGTTTCACTTATCTCAAACCGGTGCTTTATAAGCGTGGCTGATATAGCTCTGTATTGCGCTGTATTGGCTTATGTCGCGTCTTTGTTTGCTCGCGATAGGTTCTACGTATTTCCGCTAAAAACGCCA